AGCCGCTGTCATTCGGATTTCTGTGACTCGTTTTTCTATTTTTGCCATAACATTTTTATTTTCTTTTATTTCCTTTGCTTTCCTTGCAGCCCATTTGACCATGCTGTCACCGCCCCACGCTGCAAACATTATACTTCCACAAATTTCTTTGCCATCTTTATCTTTGAACCTTGTTTGGTCGTAAACTTTCGCACGGCTTAAAAAACTATGAATGCTTTTAACATCGGTTTCACTTAATGCCTGACGGTTCGCCAGTTGCCTTGCCCTGTTCCACCCCTTCGATGTTCCACATTTACTGCCGTTTTCTTTTTTATGCTTCAAAGCCCTTTTGGCTTCATTGCTTGCGGATTTTGGATAATCTGTCATAAATCTTTTTGTTTTTTTGCTCCGACAACATCCATGTTCAGAGGTCTATAATAATTTTCACCACCTGCATAAGTTTTCAACCCTTCCGCCCTTCTGATTTCATTTGGACTAATTGACGCAATTTGAAACAATCTATTATAATATTCTGCACGCCCTGCCATATCCGCACGCATCAACGCATCAAGGTTAAAACGTATTTCTAAATTATCAGATTTTGGCAACAGTTTTCTGTTTAGTTCTGATTCAATTCGTTCAATGTATGTTGTCAACGTATGCTGTACATACGTTGCGTTCATCACCTCAATATTGTTGTGTGTTGCTTTTTCCATTGCATAAAGCAAATGCAAAGGAACGCCATAGATTCTGGCGATTTCTTCAACTTGAAATTGTCTAGCTTCTAAAAGTTGGCTTTCTTGTGGCTTGCTTCCAATGGGTTTATAATCAAACCCTAAATCTAAAATAGCAGTTGAATTTGTGTTTTTCCCGCCATATTTTTGCCGCCAAGCTGCTGACAAATCTGTTTTTTGTTGGCTTGTTAAAGTCTTATCCGTTTTCAAAACGCCTGCAATACTTCCCCCATTTCCGAAGTAAGTCGCTGCAAAATTATTTGCCGCAATAGAAATTCCTAAATTTTCACGATGAATTTGTAACGGACTTTTCCCCCAAAATGGATCGTCTCCAAAACCAACAAAATGAATAATGTCATCTGAAAAGAAAAAACTATCAAAACCGTCAATGTCATAAACCAGATTCCCTTCAACAATTTTGCATTTTACTTGACCTGTCGGCAGTGTTAAACTTTCAATTGTTCCTGAATCATCCGTGTTAATTATTGCAATTCCGTTTCCTTGTGATGTTAGATTTTTAGTAAGCCGTTCAAAAAAAGTGAACCCTGTATAAAATGAAGATGGGTTTTTTAATATTTTAGAAATTGGATGATTTGGCAACGCTGTTCTCCCTTTTTCGTTTATTTCGTAAACCGTCAAAGGCAAACTTGCAACGCTTCCCGCAATCAAACTTTCACAACGCCACGCAGCTGAAACACTCAAAGCAGTGTCTTTTGTCACCATTGTGCCAGTACTGTTTGAACCGCCACCGTTTAACCATTCGACCAAGTTAACGGACGGATTTTCTAAACTCGACCTGCTTGAAAATGTGTTTTTAATGCGTTGAAAAATTCCCATGTAACAAAATTAATTAATTTTTATAACAAAATCAATTTTATTTATATTAACATAGATTTTATCTATGATTCAAAGCATAAAAAAACCGTTTGCAAATAAATGCAAACGGTTTTTATTTATATTATTTATTTCGTTTTCGTTTTCGGAACTCGTAGTTCTCCATTGCTTTCAAGTCTCCACCTTGCGCCATTTCAAAAAGTTTCATATCTAAAACATAATCACTTGTGTGAACTCCTTTTTGATAATGTTTATAAAATTCACTTTTTTTATCCTCCAATAAGCTTAAAACTTCGCTTTCTTCCATTAACAAAATAGCCGCCATTTTATGGGCAGAATAATTGAACGCACCAAAATTTACTACTTTTTCATAATCTATATTTCTGACCATCCTGCTAGTTGTTTACAATTTGTATTAAAAAATTTATCTAATGACTTGTTGACCTTAAAAGATGATGTCGTAAAACCATTCGGCATATCTCCAAAAGTATGTTCAATAAAATTCATGTAAAAATCAAAAACATCTTTATCCTCATCAATTTCAAAGTTTTCACAGGTTTTATTTGCGTTCAAATTCATTGACGTACGGATACAAACATTATAATTTTCATTATGAATTAATGTGAATTTTGCATGAATTTCAGAAGTACGAATATTTTCTGCTCCGAATAAATCAACAATTGACATCGCATATTTTTTTTGGCGTGTTGCGTAAGAATGGTCTGTAATTAGTTTAAATGAATAAATTAAATCATTCGTTTTTAACCAGTCTACTTGATGAACATCTTTTATACCAGCACTCCAAGTGGTTGTAATAACGTGAGCTTTTCCTGTTTTCTTTAAAACAGAACGAATCAAATCAATTAATGAAAACTGTCCCCTTGTCAATCCTAATAACCTACAATCTTTCTTAAAACCCGATATTGCAGAATCTGAATTTGTAGTATTAAATACGCCTAACTCCGCTTTTTTAAATCTATATCCCATTATTATAAATTTTTACCGTCAAGAAATTCCATAAACTCCGCAGCATCAAAAACCGCAGTATTAATTTTGTTTGTAATCGAATAACATTTTAATTTATCCTTTTGATTTGTTGATAGGAAACGCCAGCCACGCAATTCTAAACCGTAATGACTCAAAACTTTTGCAAGTTTAAAAGCCTTGTCAACAGTTAAACCTTTTTCATTTTTCATAATTCCATGAAGTAAGGAAACAGAAAACCCCGCTTGTGTAGCTACTCGGGATAAATTTAATGCAGAATGGTTTTTAATCCATGTAATAAGAATATTTTCCATAACTTTGTAGTTCTAAATTTTAATAATTGCGGTGCGACTGTTTGGAAGTCGCACCGCTTTTTTATTATTATTAAGTTTATTTTATAAATATATCACACATTGAAAACTTGCTTCCGTGTCTATGATTTACATAAACTTCGACTTTTTGATTATTAAAATGTGATAATTTACGGCTGTTTTCCATTTTGAATTTTGCGTGACTTCCAGCATATGGGTGAAAGTATTTTTGCAAGGAAGTAGCTGAAATTGTAACAGACTGAAATCCTCTTTTCAAAAGAACTTTTTCGATTTTTTCTTTAATACGTGCTATCCACCTTGAAGCATTTGTTTCGTTTCTTAATTTAATTAATGCTTTGAGGCTATTCGCTTTTTTTAATTTTGCATTAAATTCTAAAGTTGTCATAATTTCTAAATTTTAATAATAAATAAATATTGTTTCTTAATATAACCACAAGATAAGGGTAAATATTTACACTACCAAACAAAAAGGTAATTATTTACACTTTAATTAAGTAAAAATCAACTCGTAACCTTCTGGCAGTTCATTATCTTCATTGTCAACATCAGAAAGCCACGCCCCAATAGCATTCATTAACGCCACCGGACCATCTATTTTTTCCCTACTTTTTTTCTTACTTAGTTTAATTTGTTCATCTGCATTTCGTTCAATTTGAACATTTTGCAACATCCATGAAAAAACAGGATTGTTAAAATGTTTAATGTCCCCTTTTAATGCTAATCGTTCAAATTCTTTTGTAGGGCCAGCCATCGACCGAAAGCCCTGACCAAACGGTTTCATTGGTGCATTTTGTTCTGTCAACATATTAACCAAATGTGAACTGTTCCATCTGTCATAATTGATTATTTTAATATTGTATTTTTCAGCAGTTGACATGATGAATTTATATAAAAAATCATAATCAGTAACATCTCCCTCAGTTCCTATTACATGCCCATCATTTAACCATTGCAAATACTTAACACCGTCCTTTCGTGTTCGTGCTGCTGCCGTATCAAGCGGAATGAAGAAAAACGGCAAAATTGCAAAACCGTTTTCAAGTACAAAGAATAATACAAAAGCCGTAATATCGGTTGTACTTGCTAAATCTAAACCTGCATAGCATTCACGCCCAATTAAATCCTTCTTAGTGATTTTTATTTCTTCGCCATTTTCAGCCCAAATGTGCGGTTCAATAAATTCTTCTGTTGTGTTCGTCCAAATGTTTAGGTTCTTAACTTTGAACGCCATCTTTTTGGTAACGCCTTCAGTTTTTGCGTTTTGGAATTGTGTCCGTAAATATTCAAGTTTTGGAGAAACGCCCCAACCAGGATTAGCCTTCCCCCATACCGTTTCATCTTCCCAGTTGTCTTCTTCGTCTAAATCATAAATAGCAACAAACAAAAAATCATTTACTTTTTGCCCTGTCAAAACATCTTTACAAGTATCTTCAAATGTTTTACAAGCTGAAACAACATTGTATCCAGCAGTCGTAATGATAACCAGTAAAGGTTCATCAAAAGCCCCCATTCCTGTCTCCAAAATGTTTACCATTGAATCGTCTGGGTGTGCATGATATTCGTCAATAATTCCCCAATAGACCAAGTGCCCATCCTCTGTCTTCGAGTCACGCCCTAAAGGTTGGGCAAACATTGAATATTTTTTATCTACTATTCGCCTTGCATTTGATATGATCCGCTTTTTAACATATTTGTCGTAAGCCGACAATTTTGTAATCATTCGTTTTTGACGTTCCCAGCCAATTTTCGCCTGATCTCTTTTTGTTGCAGCCCAGAACATTTCGCCAGTTTCCTGCGGAAATATCAACATTTCAAGATTAG